ACAATTAGAAAAAGATAAAATAAAAAAACAAATGGAAGATTTTGCAAATTACACTTATCAACCACCTAACACTATTTCACCAGTTGTAAATTTTATTGCTGGAATTTTTGGAAAAAAAGGTTTTGAAGTTAATAAAGCTTATTATTCAAAAAATGTTATTGGCAAAACTAATCCCATAACAGGTAAAGCCTATGCAGGTTCGATAGAAGATTTCCAAAGTTATATGAGAGGTAGAGGTATGGGAACCTTAGATGCTATGGGAAGAACCGTACCACAAACATCAAGAGGTGATGATAGAAGAATTATAAGTCAAGTACAACAAGCAGCTGTCAATCAAGCACCTGCTGGACCTACAACTTCAGAAATGAGTTTATCAACTGCTGCTTTTGATACAGAAAGAACTGCTGCACAAGAAGCGCTCGCTGTTAAAAAACGTGGTAGAAGACAAACTATACTTACGCAACCAACTGGATTAGGTGGTTCAGAACCATTAATCGCAAAAAAGAAATTACTAGGTTAAATAAATTTGGAGGATAAATGCAAGTAACACCTAAAGCAAAAATGATATTAGAGAGATATGCTTCTCTTAGAACTGAAAGACAGAACTGGGAAAGCCATTGGCAAGATGTTGCGGATTATATGCTACCTCGAAAAGCAGATATTACTAAAAACAGAAGTAAAGGTGATAAGAGACATGAATTAATTTTTGATGGTACTGCAACTCATGCTTTAGAATTATTAGCTGCCTCTTTACATGGTATGTTAACCAATACAGTTTCACCATGGTTTTATTTAAAATACAAAAATGATGAATTGAACCAAGAAGATGAAGCAATGGAATGGTTAGAAGATTGTACTAGAGTTTTAAATCAAGCTTTTAATAGAAGTAATTTCCAACAAGAAATTTTTGAATTATACCATGATCTAATTGCTTTTGGTACAGCAGCTCTATTTATAGCAGAAGATGATGAGAATGAAATTAGATTTAAAAATATTCATATTTCAGAAATTTATATAACTGAAAACGAAAAAGGTAATGTTGATAGCTTAACTCGTAAATTTAAAATGCAAGCTAAAAACATTTACAATGCTTTTCCAAATGTTCAATTGCCAGAAGAATTAGAAAAAAAAATTAACAATGCTCCATATGATAATATAAATATTATTCATAGTGTTTACCCTTCAACAGAATATGGAAATAATAAATATGTTTCTTGTTATGTTCATGAAGACTCTGGTTTTTTATTATCTGAAAAAGGCTTTAAAGAATTTCCTTATGCAGTTCCTAGATATTTAAAATCATCAAACGAAACATACGGTAGAAGTCCAGCAATGAACGCATTACCAGATGTTAAGATGTTAAATTTAATGTCTAAAACTTCTATTAAAGCTGCACAAAAACAAATCGACCCACCATTAATGGTTCCTGATGATGGCTTTCTGATGCCAATTAGAACGGTGCCTGGAGGATTAAATTATTACAGAGCTGGAACCAGAGAAAGAATTGAACCATTAAATATTGGTGCAAACAATCCTGTGGGTATTCAGATGGAAGACCAAAGACGAGACGCAATTAGACAAAACTTTTTTGTTGACCAATTGCTATCCGTACAAGGACCACAGATGACTGCAACAGAAGTTATTCAACGGAATGAAGAAAAAATGAGAATACTAGGTCCCGTGCTTGGTAGACTTCAATCGGAATTATTACAGCCATTAATCACAAGATGTTTTAATATATTACTTAGAAATAATAAATTTAAAGAAATTCCAGATTTTATTGGTAATCAAAATATTGAAATTGAATATGTATCTCCACTTGCTAAAGCTCAGAAAACTGGTGAATTAAATTCTTTAATGAGAGGTATTGAAATTATGGGGTCTTTACAAAATATTGCTCCTGTTTTTGATTACTTAGATACAGATAATTTGGTTAATCATATTAAAGATGTATTAGGTATTCCTGCAAAAATTTTAAGATCAAAAGGTGAAGTTCAACAAATTAGAGCTGAACAACAAAATCAAATGATGCAACAACAAGAAATGCAGCAAGAAATGCAGCAAGCAGAATTAGCAAACAAAGCTGCACCATTGGCTAAGGTTTTAAGTGAATAGAAAAGATATAACTGAATTAACAAAAACATATCAAAGAATTTTTAAGTCTGAAGATGGTAAAACTATTTTAGAAGACTTAGAAAAAAGATGTAACGTGCATAACACTTCATTTTCAAATGACCCACACGAAACATCTTATAGAGAAGGACAAAGACAAGTAGTTCTTTTCATTAAATCAATAATAAATAAAAACCCTAAAGGAGAACAACATGAGTAGCGAAAACCAGGTAGCGGTACAACCGTCTGAGAACAATGTTACGGAGTTAAATAATACACCAACAATTAACCAACAAATAGAAAACTGGAAAGACACTTTACCAGATGATTTAAAAGGTGAAAAAGCTTTAGAGAGTATTCAAGATATTCCAGGCTTAGTTAAATCTTATATCCATGCACAAAAGATGATTGGTTCAGATAAAATTCCTGTTCCAAATAAATATGCAACAGACGAAGATTGGCAAGCAGTTTACAACAAACTGGGTAGACCAGAAAGTCCAGATGCTTATGAATTTAATCTTAAAGACAATTCAAATATTGATGAAAATGCTCTTAAAGGTTTTAAAGATATTGCGCATAAAAATGGTTTATTACCTAAACAGGCAGAAGCAATTATGAATTTTTATAATGATATGACGCAAAATTATATCCAAGATTTAAATTCAAAATCAGAACAAGGACGTATGAACGCAGAACAATCTTTAAAAAAAGAATGGGGTGCTGCATTTGATAATAAAGTTAAACAAGCAAATGTAGTTGCTAATAAATATCTTAATGAAAATTTTGCACATTTAACTTTGTCTGATGGAACTAAAATTGGAGATCATCCAGATTTTATTAAAGCTTTTGCTAATATAGCTGGTGAATTAGGTGAAGATAAGTTAATAGCAGCACAAGGACCACAATACATGACCCCTTCTGAATTAGACAAGCAAATCAGAGAATTACAACAACCTGGTTCTGCTTACTGGTCTAAAAACCATCCAGGTCATGCAGCGGCTGTTCAAGAGGTTCAAGATTTACTTGCTTTGAAATTAAAATCACAGTAGTAAATTGAATATAGCGGATAATCGAAAGACCCGTTTGGCATTTTGGAAAGACAAAAGACCGAGAGGTTTAAAATCTAGGACGACCCGTAAGGACAATCAACCGATTATTTTTAACATTAACACAACAAAAAAGGAGACATAATTATGTCTATAACTTTAGTAGAACAATCATTTGTAGAACAATATTCTTCAAATGTTACTATGCTTGCTCAACAAATGGGGAGTAAGTTAAGACCAGCTGTTGATGTCGAAACGATCAGAGGAAAAAATGGTTTCTTTGACCAAATCGGTGTTACTGCAGCTGTTGCTAGAACAACAAGGCACGGAAATACACCAAGAATTGATACCCCACACTCTAGAAGACGTGTGAGCTTATCAGATTTTGAGTGGGCTGACTTGATTGACGACCTAGACAAAGTAAGAATGTTAATTGACCCAACTTCATCTTATGCAAAAGCTGCGGCTGCTGCTATGGGTAGAAGTATGGATGATACTATCATTACTGCTTTAGGTGGTTCAGCTGATACAGGTGTTGCTGGAGGAACTGCTGTTCCTTTACCTTCATCTCAAAAAACTTCTACAGCAAACCAAACTGACGGTTTAACTGTTGCTAAGTTATTATCAGCTAAATTCATCTTAGATAATAACGATGTAGACCCATCAATTAAGAGATACCTTGTTTGTGGTCCTAAACAAATCCAAGATTTGTTAAATACTACAGAAGTAAAAAGCTCTGACTTCAATACAGTTAAAGCTCTTGCTCAAGGTGATATTAATTCGTTTATGGGATTTGAGTTCATCATGTCTACAAGACTAAACTTTAACGCAACAAATACAGACGATAGAGAAGTATTTGCATTTACTGAAGATGCAATCAAACTTGCTATTGGTTCTGACGTTAAAGCTAGAATAGACGAAAGAAACGACAAATCTTATGCTACTCAAGTTTACTACTCTATGGCAATTGGTGCTACTAGAATGGAAGAAGACAAAGTAGTTGAGATTAGAT